GCTTGACGCTCCATGGGTTATTGCGTCTTACTTATTCAATATTAAGTAAGAACTCCAACCTATCCAACAAAGTGCCTCTACTTGGTTGTAGAGACACCACAGGCAAATCGGTACAACCGAGTGCCTGGGGTACGCCGGAAAAGTTACGAGGTTCCTGAGACTTCTGATGGAACCATGGCAACAACTTCCGGAGGACCATGCGCACCTTCTCGTCGAAGGTGGAGAGTTTCTCTAAAACAACTGGAAGATCCACTTGTGTAGGAGAAAGCATCTTTTTACTGGCAGAATAGTTAGAGCTGTAAACAGCTTTATTTATAATGCTAGTTTGGTCCACTAAGGATTCCAGAACTTTCTTATCAACAGACCCGAAGGTCTGCTGGGTGAGCTTTTCCATCGTCATAAGGTCAGAACCTTTGAACGAGAAGTTAAGCCCATACGGCAAAGTGCAGTGCTTGATCAAATCAAATACTACCTTTTGTCGACGAGAAAGAAGAGTCCTAGAGCGATGTCCGAGTTGACGTGCAATATCAACAAAGTTGTTATTGCTCATCTCACGCCACTTATATTGTGGTGTGACCGACTCACTGGTAATAACTTTACCAGCAAATTCACACAGACGAGAAGAGCTAATGCTCTTATCGGGTGAATAAGGACAGCCCAATTGTTTGAGTGCTGCCAGGTATCGATGATATAATATGTCATCCAGGATGACAACATCGTCTCCAAGTACGTAGAATTTCTTCTGCCACTTGAAACCTGATAGAGCCCAAAGTAACAATCCATGCGACACAGTAAAAACTGCAAAGCTTGGAAAAAGTCCTAGAGGTTGTCCTCTATTCCATCTGATTGGCCCAATAGGGGATAACCAGGTAGATCGGGAGATAGTCTCAAAGAGACTAATATCCGGGATGTTACCGAAAATCGCACGCATCATCTTAACTTGTACTTCTAAAGGGAAGTAGTCCGTAGCAGATGATAGATCCACAGAGTGGATCACGTGGTTTTTTCGCAATCGGTCCTGTAGAGTTGGGATAGGTTGTGACTGATCATGGGTACAATCCCATGGTAGGAGGTGCGCTAATCTGTAAACAGATCTACCAAAGTGCCGTAAGGCAAGTTGGAAGGCCAAGTAAGGTGAGGCTACACTTCGTAGCTTACCACCGGGTTCTTGGATAAACGCAATCTTCCCTCCAATGATCTGAGAGGGGTCGATCCAATTCGGAACATTACCAAAGGGTAACGAAATAGGATTGACCTTCAGTCCAGAAAACACGGGCCTAAAAAGGTCCGGGTACATCTCGACTAAATCTCTTCCCCAAGCATTTTCTAAAATAGAATCTGCATCCTTTAGGATATTACTATCCTGCGGGACAGATATGCCATTACTTGATGGCTTTCTCTTTGAGGGAGAACCTCTAAACAGAAGAAGTGAAACCTCTTCTGAACGATCAACAGTCACCTTATCGAACATCCGGGGGAGCCGATCATAGATCGGATCCAAATCCTTCCCTAAGGAAGGCGGAGAAGCCTGAAGCGCATCCTTAAATTTTTTAAGTTGCGAATCAGTTGGTTTATCGTATGTAAATACGGTATAGCACATCATTGTTTGAACAACCTTTCGGAAGTTCACATCTGATTTACTAGACCAGCGGTAAAGACCGCCGATAACACCAGCCACATCACCACGACGGTTCTTGCGAACCCAAGTAAGAGGTGGTAAAAATGACTTTCTCCGGTAGAGATCGACTTTAAGGGACTTAAGTCTCTTAATGGTCCATTCTACACCCGAGCTCGATACCCACTTCAAAACGAGGTTTGTTAATTCTCGTTGAAGATGAAGTGGGACGTCAATAACTTCCATGCGGCGTCGTAGTCCCTGTTCCAAAGCGTCCAAAGACATCAGTGTCTGTGAGCGCATGTGGGTAGTCCTCCTTTAAAGGATTGCCAACTTGGTCAGGTGACGACGAGTCACAGGGAGATGGACATTGTCCACTAAGTTTTTCAATTACACCCTGCTCAGTCATGTAAGTTATGACATGATCTAATGCCTGGTCAGTTGTACAACCCATGTTACGCTTAAGATAAGTGATCAGAGGCCATACATCTGTTGGTCGCGGTGAGAAGACACCTTTCGGGTCCTCACACCACGCCACGAGAAGGCGACAGATCTTATCCAAAGTGTCTCGGTTTAACAATATGGCTAGGTCTCGACCGGTCATAACGAACTCCTGGGAAGGGGTGTAAATGAT